CTATGCAGCAGCTAGAACTTTGGAAAGCATATCAGAACCACTGGTGCGAACATAAACCAAGCATCACTGTTTATTACACTGATAACGAGTTCTTGCAAGTAGCACAGTGGATATGGGAGAACTTTGATCTGTGTAGTGGGATTAGTTTGTTGCCATATAGTGACCATGTATATCAACAAGCTCCTTATGAGGACATCGACGCTGAGAAGTATGATGAGCTAGTAGCGTCTATGCCGCAGGGGGTGGATTGGGATGACCTAGAGAAGTACGAGGAAGAGGATAACACGACAGGAAGTCAAGAGTTAGCATGTGTAGGTGGCGCATGTGAGATAGTGTAGTAAAACTTAGGGGCCGCAATGGCCCCTTTTTTTATTCTTCTGAATCAGCAGTGGCTGCTAGTAAACCAGCGCCCGTTAAAGGATCTGCTCCACGTAACATGCCTCCGGCTGTAGGTCTAGCAGCTACGTAGTCTTTAAGTATCTGAGTTTCATCTAGCCTGTCTTGTCTTTTAACTGGAGATGCTTTCTCATGTTGCCTTCTCTGCTTACCTGCTTTTTCTAATTTTTTTCCTGCATCTTTACGTCCCATCAAGTCCATGTGCATAGGGCCAGACACAGCCATTAACTCTCGCGGCAAAGACTTCTCAAGTATCTTACCGACTATTGGTAGTTTTTCTAAAAAGTCATGCTTGTCTGACATAAAAGCTACTGCTCTACCGTTTGGCATTACCTTAAGTAAACTGTTAATACCTCCCTCAACAATAGCGCCTCCACCGTGTCCCGCCTGTACCCAGATGCCTTCTCTTTCCGCGTCCTTCCATGATTTATTAACTGAGAACTCGCCTGTTTTTTCGGAAACTTCTTTAAGTTTCTCGTAGAACTTCTTAGGAGTTGGGGTTCCTTTGTGTTGTGCTAGTATGTTTTGAATGTGTTTAATCGCAGGTTGCTTTTGTGCGACATCTGACATGTGGTTTCCTGAGCTGCCACCACTAGGTTCTTTAAAGATAACTTTTCTTTTAGGGTCTGGTCTGTTTCCCCATGCTTCATTAATTTTACCGTAAGCAGTAGTTAAATCTTTTTCTCTTACTCTTTTTGTTTTACCTTCGGGAGTTGTAAACTTAGTTGAGTTCGCCCCCTTAATAAAATTATCTAAAGTGTCGGCTCTATAACCTTGAGAAGCTGCAAAGTCTTCTATCTCAAAGAGAGGCTTACCTATTTCTCCTTGACGATCTGATTGCTCAAGGATGTGTCTATTATAAATAACCTGAGCAACCGCTTTATCTTTATCTCTTTTAGAAGGTTTACCTTTGTTCTTAAAGAGTAAATCGTCAACAGTTTTTTGAGCTTTGCGGCTGATCCCTGTTTCCCTGTAGAGCGCCCTTGAGTAAGGATTAAGGAGACTATCAATAGCAGCGGCTGCACCTCCTGTTCCCCACTTCATTAAACCTGAAGCTCTCTTACCTCCCATTGCTACGTTCTTGTCTGACATCTTCTCGTCTTTAAGAGCTACAGCTATAGAGCCTAGAGTTTTTTCTAGTTCTGTAGGGTCAACGTCAGGTTTATCATTACCATAGAAGTTATCAATGTAGTTTTCAACACCAGCAGCCCACGCTCCTTTGTTAGCCTTGGCTCCTGCTTTAACTAAACCTCCGCCTACACCCGCTGTCGCTACATTAAACACGTTAGCTAGGTTCTCAGCAGTACGTGGGTTAGCCTCAGAGAAGTCAAGCACTAGCTCTGTCGCTGCTTGAGCAGGAGCTGTTGACATTACTGCTTCAGTTGCTTTAGCTGCAGCCTCTCCAACGCCTAAAAAATCAGGAGTCAAAGCAGCCATGCCTTCGCCTACAATATCCCCCGCCATGCCAGCGGCTTGACCTAATCCCGACAGGGCCACCTCGCCTACATTAGCAGGTACAATCCTTTCTTCAGGAGGCAGTGTAGCGTTGAGTCTAGCCAATGCTTCAGGCGTCTTGAACCTCGCAGGTATACGCGGGTCGTTCATAAGCGCCTGTCTTTTAGCTACGTCCTCAACATTCTGTTGTCGCTTTTTAAAACTGCTTGCTAGGTTCTTGATAAACCCTTGGCTTCTTGCTTGCTCATTAACAGCCATTAGTCTCTCCCTAGTAGTTCATCTCTACGTTTCTTTTCTTGACGCTCGTTGTATTTCTCAGCACCACCGCCCAGCCAGTTGTAAACAAGCTTACCAAACAAAGGAATAGCGTTAAGTGTAGACGATATTTTTGGATCATCTTTAGGGAGTTCTGTGCCTAATGTAAGTACAGCATCTACTATAGGAGTAGCCGGTGCTACATAAGCAATCGTACCTTCTACTATTTTTCCTTGTTTTAGATACTTGTTATACATGTACTCGTTCATACCGAAGTTTCCTAGCAGCGCCCATAATGCCTTGTCAGGTATGTCTTCAGGGTTTACTTCACGACCCATCATTAAGTCTTTGACAACACCTGTAGCTACGTTAGCTGTTGTAATATAACCAGCAAGAACTGCAGCATTTTTAACTGCCTCTACTTTATTTCCTTTGTTCCACTGCTGTACTACTTTTTTACGTACAAGATCAATCTGCTTTAAAGTGAAAGACTTAAGCATGTAAAGCAGTCTGCCGCCTTTCATGTTAGCGTAGGCTTCAGGCATCTCCAGCATAGTAACAGGCTGTACATCTGACAGTTCGTTAAAAGCATAGAACTTAACATTGTCAGTAATATCTCCTGCTTTTAGATCGGCAATCAACGCTTCTGTATCATCACCGTATGTCTTTCCTATTTGCTTACGGAAGGTTGCTTCTCCTTTAGGAGACTTAACCATCTGTTGAGCCTTCTTAAAGGAGGCGTTAATTAAAGTTTCTTTGCCCAGCCTATCCATAAACTTAAAACCAGCAGCACCCATTAGTTTATCCAAAGCTCTTGCAGATAAACGCGGATCGCCAACGGAAAGTTCTTTAGTAATTACTTCATCTAAACCGACGTCAATTATCTTTAAATCTTTTGTTCCAAACATTGAACTGATTGTATTTCTAAAACCTTTCAAAGCAGAAGCAATACCAGCATCAGCCAGCTGAGTAACAGAGGATACAGGATTAGCAATAGTGCCCATGTATCCTAGGTCTTTAACAGTAGAAGACACAGCGCCTGCTGTTTGCTCTCCTCCTACAAAACGAGATGACAATAGTTCTTTAAGCTCTAGTTCTCTTTCTGGAACTATGTCTCCATCTTTCATAGCTCTGTCAACTAACTCGCCAATAGAACTTGACGTACTAAACTTACCCTCTACATCTTTGTCTGCTTTAAAACGACCAAAGAACTTTCTTTTCTCAATGTCATGTATAGAATTACGCAAGTACATAGACAAGGCTTCTTCAGGAGAGGCATAGTACTGTAGCTGGTCTTCAGTAACTTCATCTAGTTTGCGTTGTTTAGCAAAACGTAACTTACTGCCATCAATAGTTTGTCGATAACCACGCATAGCTAAATCAATAATTTCACTACGCTCTTGGTTGGACAGGTTAGATACCTCTGTCTTTTTCTTACGAGCGTAGGCTTCCAGCTGTTCTCTTATGTAGCCTTGCTTTTCTTTACCCAATGAAGCAGACAGTCCGTCATAGTCTGTCACAGGGCGAGGGAAATAGTTATCTACTTTAGCAAAGGTATGGCCAGCAGCTTGTAGCTCTTCTCCTAAGTCGTTTAATAAAGGAACAACTACGTTGTCAAACTCTTTAGACATTGTGTCTGACATTAAATTTTTAGCTGCTTTAAAGTTACCGTTGTATAAATACTTAGCTATGTTCTTTTTGGTGTCAGCGGCAAGTCCTTTCATCTCACGCAGGAAAGGTTCAGCAGCTTTAGATGCCTGAGAAGTTTTAGTGTGCGTGTCAAACTCAAACCTACGCATGCCACCTAATATAGTCTCACTAATGTTTCCTATTCTCGTTGACATAGAGCCTAAGATTTTATCTAACTTAGGACTATACAAACGAGATACCGCACTATCTCTAGTAATAGATTCCTCTACTGCCTGCTCTGCACGAGAAGCTTTGTTAGGTATTTTTATTTTTTTACCAGTACGTGTAGCTGCTGCTTCTAAAGCTTGAGGGTTTATACCCGCCTTAACCCAAGCATCTCTTATACCTTCAATAGTACCGCCTGAATTAAAATGATTGTCAACTACAGTCTGTGCTTTGTTCTGTAATTTTGTAGCACCACGGTCAGCTACTTTAGTACCTGCTACGTTAATTATTTTACCTGTAGCAGGAGCCAACACAGCACCAGCGGCTGTACTTAAAGCTGCTTTTGTCCAGTCAACATCACCTTCAAGTGCAAGGTCTTGTGCAACACTAGAACTTCCAGCCACCACACCACCAATAGCTGCCATGCCTTTGTAAGTCTGACCAGCAGGAAGCAAAGTAGTAGGGTCTGAAAGCTGACCTAATACATTACCTGCTGTTCTATAGGCAGAGTCTGGGTTAGGTTCGAAGTACTGGCTATACTCTTCATCAAGGTCTCGCTCTTTTTTAGCAAGGATCATTTCCCTACGCTGCTCAGGAGGAGCTTGTGAAAAACCTTCACCATATAGTTCGTCAGGGGAACTGTAGCTTGCCATCGTGGACGGTAAAGCAAGTAAGTCTTTAAAGTTATTAACAGTAAAGTCAAAGCTTAGTTCACCAATAGGTATACGAGACTCTAAGAAAACACCTAAGCTTTCTGTAGCGCCAAACCCCTCAGGCTCATCAAAGCCATACTGAAGCTGCATCCAAGTGTTATCAAAGTTTGTAGGTATAACACCTTTGTCTGTAACCCTATCACCCACCTGAGCGCCTAACTCACGTAGACGAGGAGAGATAGCTAAGTCCTCCGCTGTTACACGATGGCCTAGCTCAATGCTGTCTTCCTTAGTAGAGAACACACGCTTAACCCTACCATCAATCAAACGATCACCGGGCTTGACACCATACCTACGTAAAGTCTCAGAACCTAAGATGTCTTCACGGGTAATTATGTCACCCTCTTGTTCAACAACTTCAGCTTCTTTCTTTGGTTTTCTAGTTTTATCCGCAGGCTTTGGTGATTCACCGGGCTGCTCTTGGACACGCTCACGTTGAGCCTGTAGCTCTTCTCGCCTACCATTAGAAGCAGACGCAGGCAAAGCCTCTGGAGTTTCAGGCATTAAACTTTCTAAGTACCGTACAACTTCAGGGTCATCTTTGGATGCAGCAATAGCTGACCCATAATCTTGAGGCAGCAGTATGCCTCCTTGTACAGCTTTCTTGACAGTATCAAGTAAACTATCTTGCAAGTTTATAGCCAAGATTACTCTCCTATAACAAGTCTAGGCGTATCTTTAAAAGGATCGCTACCCGAAGGCAGAGGAGCTAAGTCACCAGCAGGTATTTCTACAGGGCTGGGGCCGCCAATAGTAGGTATAACAGGTGCAGCTCCCGATGCTTCCATAATGGCTTGGTCTAGTGCAGCAGCGCGTCCACCTCTAGTAGGGTTGTTATGATAGATGTACTCAGCCTTTGCAAACAGTTGATTAAGCAGTGCAGGGTCTGGGTCTGGCAACCCTATCATAGACGAGAAACGGCGGTCTTTAACAAGGCCCGTAGCTAGTTTTTGTTCGTCAGTAAGCTGACCCCACCTGTCTAAAAACTCATCTTTTTTTGATTCGGTCATTACTATCGACTTAGATGTATTGCTCTGTTTACGGAACAATACTTCAGCAGCTTTAGCAGGATCACCACCTGCTTTCAAGAACTCTTCTATTTCTGTGTTACCCTGTGCTCTTGCTATTTTAAGTAAAGAATTACGCAAAGCATTTTGTTGTTCTATTTGAGACGCAACCTTTACTGCTTCCACAGGATTGACAACACGGGCCAGCTCTAGTAGTTTCTTTTGTTGCTCAGGCTCACTAGGGTTAAAGTTAGGAGACATAGACATCTGCTGTAACTCTTGCCTAGCTCTTTCAGCAGGGCTACGTAGGTCTTTACCTAACATTCCGCCTACAGCTTGCCGCATAGCAGCCTCGCGTCTAGGGGCTTGACCCATGGCGTACTGTGTACCTGCGTATAAGTTAGGGTTCTGTGCAATAGCAGACTGAGCCAACATTTCAGCGGCTTCTGCTTTAGGGTCTTTAGAGATACCTGTTAGTAAACCTGAATAATCAATAGCCATTATGAGCCACCTCCAAAGATACGACCAAACAATCCACCAGCGGCAGCTACGTCTCTGCTTCCCGATTCACCACCGAAACCAAAGTAATCTCCAATGCCTTTAATCCAATCAGGAGTGCTGCTCTCACCTACACCTAAACTTGACAGCATTCCTGTTTGACCACCTGCACCGCCTAGCAACAAACGAGCTAAAGTGTCTTGCTCTTGCTGCTCAAGTAAACCTACGTTTTCATAGCTTCTGATAAGATTCTCTAAACCTTGAGAGCCTAACTGAGATGCTAACTGAGCACCAGTTCTTTGCCCTGTCCCTGCAATGTTAGCAATGTTAGTAGCTGCAGTCAGTGCATCCAGCTGCTGCTGCTGTGGTACGTAGCTCTGACCTAACAAACCACTGCCCATCTGCAAGGCTTGCTGCTGCTCTGCTAAAGCCTGTGAACGAGCCATGACAGCCGCTTGATTACGTGCTTCTTCCTGTGCCTTGGCTAAAGCAAACTGCTCAGGAGTACCTCCGTATTGTGAGGTCATCAAACCTAAACGTCCTTGGCCTAACAGACGTTCTTCCATAGCAAGACGCTGACGCTCTTCTTCAGGACGTTGTACGCCTCTGATTTGCTCAAAGTATTCCTGTTGTTCTGCAGCAGGATCGACACCTACACGACCAAACAAACCTCCTGCCTGCTCTTGTAACTGCTGTTCTAAAGCACCTGCTGTAGCACCTAGTCCTACGTCTATGCCGCCTGTAGGAGATGTCTGCGATACGCCTGTGCCTGTGGTTACAGTAAAGGGCCTAAACTGAGTATCTCCTCTAGCTTGCTGTGCTAATGCTTGAGCTTGTTGCATACCTTGACGACCAATACCCTCAGCACTTTTAACACCTTGTTGGCCTAAGTAATACTGACCTCCGACGTTGAGCAGGTTGCCTAAGAAGTTACCACCACTAGCCTGAGTACCCATAGGCTGCTGTAAAACATTAGCATTTACAGGGTTAGGGCTAGTGTTGGTCAGTATATTAGGCACTGGGTTAAAGTTAGGCGTAGCTCCTGCAAAGCCTGAAGGAGAGTGGTAGACTGACTGATACCCTTGATCACCCGGCTGAAGTTTATAGTCGTCTTTAAAAACAGCAGTATTCCCAAAAGCACTCCTGCCCTCAACCTCTGGATTAAGCATTCTCATATTACTTGGTAACTGATTAATGTTGTACATGTTGCCGTTTGGCCCTTGAACCATCATTAGTACGACCCTCCAGTAATTGTGTCAGCCGTCAGTGTGCCTGTCACGTTTACGGTAGCGGCTGTTACAGTACCAGTAAATGTAGGATTAGCAGAGTTAGCTTTAGTAGCACTAGCTGTCGCTATGTTGTTAAACTCAGTGTCGATCTCTGTTCCTCTCACAATCTTCGCAGCATTGCCTGAAGGGAGAGAATCCTTTGTAGCAAAGTTAGTTGTCTTAGTGTAATTAGACATTTAGATAAGTCTCCCTAGTAGAGCATGTATGTCGATTTTTTGAATTGAGAAAGCAGCACCGTTGACTTCTGCTTCTAAGCCAATGGTTACTACCTCACCACTACCGCTGGTGTTAACCTTTGGAGTGTTGATGAGAATAGAAGAGGTGTACTCGCCTGTGGTGTTGTACTCAGCTATACCATACTCAGCAATGTTACTAGAGCCGAAGGTAAAGGCTTGCTTAGTGTAGTTAGCTGTGTAGTCATAACCCCAGTTAAGTGTAGTAGGTGTGTTCTGACCACCAATAATAGTCAAGTTAAACTTCTTTAGGAACTTCAGATTAGAGGTGTTACCAAAGTCCATAGGGTTACTGAAGTAACGCATCTCGTACTTGTTAGCACCATCCATATAGCCTGAGTACTTAACAAGGCCTGAAGAGATTCCTATGTATATGTCACCACCTTCTAGCACAGCAAAGGACAGCGGGTACATTCCAGACCACGTAGTAGCTCGTTGTGAGCCATCAGGCAGGGGAGTACGCATGTCAAAGCAGTACACAGTGTTGCTGTCAGGTAGTGTTAACAGGTAGAAGGCTTCTTCAGAGCTGTACAGTGACTTGATAGCGTTAGTCTGTAAAGGGATCAAAGACAACAAGTCTGTGCGTACGTTCTTGCTAATGTCTCGCATAGGCATGGACTTCTCTTGTATAGTCCTGCCAAAGCTACGTACACCTGTCTCAGACAAGAAGATGATGTCAGTGCCTGTGTGCTGTACTGAGTCACGAGCTATGCAACCAACGCCTTCTATGGTGTCTGTAAGCGTCATATTAGCAGGAGAAGAGGCTCCTGAGTACACCAGTATAGACTTCTTGCCAAAGATGATTAGGAAGCCATTGTGAGCCGCTAGAGCCGTTATCTCGTCAAAGCCTGTAGGCCATACTAATGTAACGTCTAACGAGCCTGAAGTGCCTCCTGTCCAAGCATGACCGTTAAGTGTGTCAGACCAGTATACCGTGTGCTTGTCACCTGTAATGTCAGCTACAAACAATTTACCATAGGCTGCTAATACTTCATTGCCCTGTGGTGCAGTTCCTGTGCTGTGGCTATGTGCTGACATTTTTTCTAATACAAAAGAACCTGACTCATCTGTGCCTATCAGCGGCTCATTGCCTCTCTGGAACATGTACACATGGTTGTTCAGTGTTACTGTTTTCCAGTTGTTAGCTGAAGGAGTATAGCTACCAGGAGTAATATCTGTTAAGGTTGTAGTACCTTTGAATACTTTATTGTTACCTGCTGACAGTATGACCTTATCGCCAGAGTTATCAATAAACTCGTACATGGTTTCTATACCACGGCTGCTGCCTAATACAGAAGAGCCATTAGTAGATACCTCTACCCAGCCCTTACGCGCACCAATACGACCTAGCTGATCAATAACACAGTTGTCTGCAACAGCAGCAAACGATGGGTCAATGTTGATCGGAGAGTCCTGTGTGTTCAGACCAGCAAAACCCGGAGCAGCTACTGTAATGTTCTGTAGTTGTTGTGCCATTAAGAATACCAGATAGTTTCTTCAGGATGTTGTGACGCATCAATAGCAATAGCGTCAGACAATGTTCTGTCAGCAAGTCCAAACAACTCTGCTGCACTTGTACCACCAGTCTCTCCACGCTCTCTAGCACCTAGTGCTGTAGCAATCTGCACAACAGGTGATGAAGGCACTGCCAGAGTTTCTGTATCTTCTGTGAAGTCTGCTGTACGTAGTACCACGTTAAAGCGTAACTGATACACACCGTTAGGCTTGGGGTAGATGTCCACAGCGTTATCACCAGCAGCGTTAACACCGTTGAAACTGTAGAACTGTGGAGAACCCAGAGGAGGTGTCTCAATCAAGAAAGCGTTGTCCATCCAGCGAGAAGGACGGTACTGCATGAAGAAGTCTGAGGTGTCGTTAATAACGTCCAGCAGCTTCATTCTGTTCTGTGAACCAGTCAACACATAGTTAAAGGTTGTGTCGTCTGTGGTTACAGTCAGTGTAGTACGCAGAGCTGTCCAGTCGTAGGAGTCTTCTACAGAGCGTTTAGCGTCATTAACAAACTCTCCAATAAGTTTAGAGTAGCTGTTCTGAGAGACTGATGTTACTTCGTCTTCTCTGAGTCTACGCAATACGCTGTTGACTAACTGTAAGTATGTCATTAGACATTCCTTCTTTGTAATAATTTAACAAGTTCTTGTGTATCTTGTATTTGAGTTTTAAATCTAAAAGGTTCAAACAAACCAGCGGTTGTTCTGTCAGGCATTAGTGCTGCTAGTCTTTGTTGTTCAGAAGCTTGAGCCTGACCCACACCTAAGCCAAACAATCCTTGACCTAAGCCTCCTAAACCTGTACCTAAAGCTTCCCCTAAACCTTCTATGCCTTGGCCTAATCCTTCTACACCTGCACCAAAGGCTTCACCAAGACCTTCTAAACCTGTGCCTAAGCCTTCAATGCCTGAAGCTATACCACCTAAGTCTTCACCAAAGGCTTCTTGGAAGTCACCTAATGCGCCTGTAAACTCTTCAGTTGACATGCCGTATTCTTCAAAAGCATCTTGTAAATCTTCAGTGCTTAAAGTAGAAACATCTTCCAACAACTCTGTAGCGTCAGCAGTCGTTAGTCCACCATAAGTTTCCAAAGCAGTTACAACGTCTTCGTTGCTGAGAGTAGACAAGTCAGCGAGTTCTTCCGATGTAGCTAAACCCTCAAGAGCTGAAGCGTCAAAGGTTCCTGTTTCCCCACGTTCTCCACGTTCTCCCTGCGCTCCTGTAGCACCTACGGCTCCTGTAGCACCTACGGCTCCTGTAGCACCAGTAGCTCCAACGGCTCCTGTAGCTCCTGTAGTACCAGTAGCTCCAACGGCTCCTGTAGCACCAGTAGCTCCAACGGCTCCTGTAGCTCCATCTACTCCATCACGCCCATCTACTCCGTCTCTACCCGCAGCTCCAGCAGCTCCGTCTATTCCGTCTATTCCATCTCTGCCCTGACCTGACGCTAGTTCTATTAAATCAGTAAGACTACGACCTTCAAGTGAGTCACCTAAACCTCCTAAGCCTGTAAGAAGATTTCCTAGGGTGCCTAAGTTTTCCGCAAAACGCCCAGTTCCGTTAGTGCCGGTAAACAAACCGTCATCAGTAACAGGCGCTCCAAAGTAAACACGAGGGTCTACGCCTGTCCCCATGTCTGACAAAACATCAGTAGCAAGCTGTTCGTAGTCTAAAGTAAAAGGGTCTTGACCCCCAGTAAAAACATCTAAACCTACTTGCCCTGCTGTTAATAAAAAATCATTAGTAGCCGCGGCTGCGTTAGCTGCGTCAGCAATCTGTTGAGCTTGGGCTGCTGCGTTAATATCGTTGACATCTATAGCTCCGCTTGCTATTGCGTCGTTAACGGCAACGTCTCCCGCAGATAAACCTGCTTGAGTACCCGCTGTTGTTTGTGCTGCGGCAGCTTGTTGTTGATATTGATCTACACCTGCGCCTAATAACTGAACCCAGTCACTTGCGTGTAAAGTCTGACCAGAAGCTGCACGGGCTAAAGACATCGCTGTTTGTCCACCGGGAACAGCACTTGCAAACAAGGCAATACGCGGGTCACTTAAAATATCTTCAAAGAAATCATAATCAGGAGTCTCTACAAACCTGCGGCTATACTCACCTATTCCAGCTTCTCCTCCTGAAACATCTTCCCAAGTACCTTCTAAATAATTACCAAACCTGTCAAACAATTCTGGATGAAACTCTTGAGATCGTTCACTCTCAGGAATAGCGGAAACACCTTGAGGTAAATTAATATAAAGCCTGTTACCTTCTTCGTCTACTTGATATAGAGGGATGCCCTGAGCCTGTAGCTCTTGGTGAAAAGGAGTATATACTAAATCTTCAAAACCTTGTTCGCTTCTTCCTGTAGTTAAGTTACCAAAGTTAGGATCGTTAGGATTCATTGCTAAACGGCCTGTCTGTTCTACAGTAGGCGCAGCTGTTTGAGAAAGAGTATCCCAGAAAGTTTGAATGTTAAAAGGTTCTTGGTTTTGAGGAATGTTTTCTGCAATAACCTCAGGAGCAAAAGCATCTTGAGCTGTGTCAAAAGGACTAGCAAGAGAAGCAACTTCTTGTTGTTGTAATATTGGAACAATAGAATCTACAACAGGCCTCTTCTCCTCTCTAACAGGAATGCGACGACTAGTTTGTAGTTTAGCTTTTTTTGCCATTATCGTTCTCTCTGTACGTTCTTAGTCTTTTCCACTGTACGCATAGCGCCTAGTCCTAACATGCCCATCAGTACACTAGTAAGTAATGAGCTGTCAACAGGCGGTACAGTAAACCAGATGCTTAGTATTGGAGCTAGGATGGTAGAATATAGAAGAGCTAGTCCACATATCCATCCTATAGCTGGTCGCCAGCCTGCGACAAATAAACTCTTGTGTGCAGCCTCAGTCTTGTTGACCTCTAACTGACCCTTAAGTAATTCTTGAGCATGCTTCTCTGCCATAGTCGCCAGTTCAAAAGCTATAGAGTTTTTTTTGTCTTTATCCTCTATAACTTTATCTAAAAGTCCTGTAACTGGGCCTATCAACGAAGTTAAAATACTCATATATTATACACTATTTAGTCTTGTTTGTCAAGCTGTTTCTTTTTCCCTAGGATACCCTGCACAGTATCTGACTCGTATATCCTAATACCTAGCCACACAATAGTCAGCAAAGACGCTGTAGGTGGTAGCCAAGCCGCTAGTGACATCACCGCTGTAGATGCAGCAGCAACGTCTAGTATGTCTTTAGTAGACTCTTCCATTACCATGATAACGTCCTTGTTTACTGTTTAGCTTTGTTGTTTAAGAAAGCAAACTGCTCTAGGATTTTGTAAGCCTTAGCAACAAACTCGTCATCCTTCGGAGTCTCTGTGTAGTTACATATAACACTAGCGACAGTGACCAGTGAAGTAGCAAGCACGTACATGTCAAGTAAGTATTCCATTAAAGTGTTCCTGTGTTAAATAACCAGTATGTGCCAACAAACGCAGCAAGGACTACTATAGTAGCTAGTACGTTCTTAACTGCGTCACCTATCTGACGTTGCTTCTTGAGTTTAGACAGCCTAGCCTTCTCCAGCTTGTGCTTGTGATCCAATATAGACTTGTTCTGAATCATCAGCATGTCACGCCAGACGTGCTTAGGCGTTATCTTCTTTAGCTCCTTCTCATGCTCTCGTATGGCGTTCTTAGCCCATGCAAGCTCCAGAGCCTCTTCCTGTGTTAGTACATGATCGCCTGCTTTAGTAGCCTCTTCAATGCTCTCTACAGCTACCTTGCTGTCAGTGAGGCTAGTAAACAATCCCGACA